TGATTGTAGTGGTAATGATTGCAGTGGTAACGATATTAGTGGAAATGATGCTAGTGGCAGTAGGATAGATTGTAGTTGTAATTACACAATATACACAGCATCATCTTCATCAACATCTTTTGAATTAACTGTATTTTATGGAACTGACGGAGGTATAGCAAGAGTAATTAAGGTTGATAATGGTAACACTGCCATTGAAATTACTTTACCGAATGGTACAATTGAATTATTCACCGTTACAAAAACACCTTATTATACCAATAACAATTATCCAAAATACAATACATGGCCTACAACACAACCAATAAACTATAATCCAAACTATGATAATTACAATCATTATTCTGGGTTGTCAGTTTCTACCCTATATTATGGTCCAAATGGTGCTACTGCCAAAGTTGTTGAAACTGCTAATTCGTATAACATAATTGTAACTTATCCAAACGGCCAAACTGTTATTTATACATCTAATACAAATGTTACACCCAATACTATATATGTAACTGTTTATTATGGTAGTAATGGTGGAAAAGCTGTATTTATTAATAATGGATCTAACGGACAATATGCTTTAGAAGTAACGATGCCTAATGGTAATGTATTTTTATTTACTGTTAATAATCCACAAACATATAATGCGAATTATATTAACAATACGCCATACGATACAAGTAATTCATATGATACAACTAGTTCATACGTATATCCTCCTGCCAGTTCAAGTAATAAAATTACAAGTACTATTTATTATGGTCCATATGGCGCTACAGCAAAAATAGTCCAAACTGCTGATTCATACTATATAATAATTACTTATCCAAACGGCCAAACCACAATATACAAAGCAAATAATCCAGTAAGCAGTAATAATATATATATAACCATTTATTATGGTGCAAATGGTGGAAAAGCTATTTTTATTAATGGAAGTAACGGAAACTATGCTTTAGAAGTAACTATGCCTAATGGTAATATAATTTTATTTACTATTACTCCTACTACTAGTTACGACTCTTCTGCTAATCAAACAACCTCTTCAACAACCTCTTCAACAACGTATCCAACAACCTATCCAAAAACCTCTTCAACAACCATGTCTGGTAGTGGTAGCGGAACTGCTTATAATTACAGTAGTTCTTTACCTCCTGGTATTCCTGCCAACCAAATACCACCGGGATCAGAAGATTTATACATATTAAAATCTGAAGTTGTTCCTCCTGTTTGTCCTGCGTGTCCTATACTTCCATGCAACATTGATGGTGAAAAAGGAACATGTCCTCCATGTCCTGCTTGTGCTCGCTGTCCGCAACCTAATTTTGATTGTAAAAAAGTACCAAATTACGATACTCTGTCAGAAGAGTATATCCCAGTACCAGTTTTAAATGATTTTAGTCAATTTGGTATGTAAATTACAGCCTAAATATATTGTTTATGTTTATGTTTACAATAAACAATATATTACATCTTTATAGTATAATATTACCCTCTAGTTTTAATGCATTTTTTATCCATTTGAAATGTCGAAGTTTTGTTATTTTGAGGAACTATTTTTATTACACATTTCGATTTTTTTCCAAACAATGGTTCCGTACAACCTTTTTCTGATAGTTTGGTTTCTTTTTTAAGTTGTCTCTTCATTGTTTTATTAAATTTAAACACAGTACGATTTTCTTCAGTACATCTAGCTCTGAAATGTTCGTATCTTTCACGCACATCACAATAAGACAAATTACTCTTTTTATGCAACATTTTATTAATCAATTCATGTAAATTATATACATATCGAGAGAAAGATTCCCTATTTTCCATATGTTTTTGAGTAAGTGGTAATTCTTTATAGTTTTTTTTGAGGTTCTCTCTACAATATTTACATGGTAATACATTTTGAAGATTAATCATAAAATCATAATAATGTTTTTTATCATCATCTGTAGGTTGCACTGGATAATTAAAGCTCATTATATGTAAATAATGCCAAATACTTGGACCCCATACTGTTGTTAACATACCATCACTGCTTACAAAATCGTTTTTTTTATATACTCTATTACGTGTTGATGTTCGTTTTCTGGTTTTATTTTTCATTTAAGAACGTAAATATAAATTTAATTTAATATTAATATATAATATATTTAGCTTATATAATATATATATTTTTCTAAATCAATAAATTTTAATTCTATTTGTATATAATCTATTACAAAGATGAATAATGACATTTCAAATTATCTAAATTCAACAAAAAACGCATCTATATGCATAAGTATTTCCATTGTTATTATTATTTTATTTTTTATGACACCATTAAGTAAATTTTTACTAGTTTCAACTGTAGGAAAAGTAATAGCTATTCTAATATTATCTTACGCATTTATTATTAATACTATATCCAGTTACGATATAGCAAAAAAATTAGATATTTCCGTATTTTCTGATTCAAATTTTACCAGCAATGAAAATAGTAATATTAGAACAAATATAATATGCAGTTATCTATTCTCATTTTTTATATTATTGTTAATATTAATGATTGCAAAAAAAATGATTGTATAAATGTAAAACATAATAAAGCAAAGTATTTAGATTTAGTATAAAGATTCGTTTAATTATTAATGTATTTTATTCTATGCTATATATAAATATAGATAGCAAAATCACAAAATGGTTCTTCAAAAACTTCAAGAGATAGCAAATAAAGCAAAATCATTCTTTAATAAAAATACTGTTACTGCTATGGCTGGTGGTGCTATAAAACCTGGTACATCCAATATGATGACAACTTTTACTTACGTTATATTTGCAGTTATTCTAATTATAATTGGGTACTCTATTTATATCTATTACATTAAACCTAGTTTAAAAAAAAACAATATGAATACAGCTGAAGTCTATAATGAATCATCTACTGGAAATACTAATCAAGCAGAATTAATGTTATTTTATGTTGACTGGTGTCCACATTGCAAAACTGCTCTACCTGAATGGGAAAAAGTAAAATCACAATATAATGGTAAAATAATAAACGGTTATACTGTTACATTCACAGAAACAAATTGTACTACCGAAACTCCAAAAATTCAACAAATGGTCGACCAATACAAAATAGAAGGGTATCCTACTATTAAATTAGTAAAGGGTAACCAGGTTATAGATTTTGATGCTAAACCAACACAACAATCATTAACTCAATTTTTAAATAGTGTATTATAAATACATTTTCACTGTAAAACTTTATCATGTTAGATAAAATAATCATTTAGAATAATTATTTTATTATATATTTATTTTTTGTCATTCGTATCATGATTCACGTTTTCGTCTGATAATTTTTGTATGTATTGGCTAGCACATTCTATTCCGTTTTCTAATAATTGTTTCCTTACTTCATATGATGATATAAATTGATTAAAAAATGTATATGTTACAGGTCGACATTGACAATTTATTTCATGTTTTATATTTTGCTCTAATTTATCAATTTGTAAATTTAATACGGCTTTTTGAAAAAAAGTGATAAAAAAATCAAATAAAGAAGAATTATCATTGATTTCACCTGTAGTTACTTCACTTTTATTTGTTTCACTTTTATTTGTTTCACTTTTATTTGCTTCACCGGTATTTGTTTCACTTTTATTTGTTTCACTTGTAGTTGCTTGACATATATCTTGACAATCAAATACATTTTTTATTCCTAATATTTCATCTAGATTGCTAGTTTGTTGTATACAAAAATTTAAAGGATAATTTGTAACAAAACCACCATCTATATAACATTTATCATCAATACAAACTGGAGAAAACAAAATCGGTAATGCACATGACATATATAATGCGGTTATTAATGATAAATCTGGATTTGTTTTATAACTAATTTCTTCTAATTTAAAATAATTGATATCAAATGAATACACATACAGTTCAATATTGGAGTATTCATAAAATTCTTTTAATGTAATATTCAAATCTAAATCTTTTGCATGTAATAACGGTTTAAATGATAATTCTATTTGATTTCTATTAAAAAATCCCTTTTTATTAAATATGGAAAAAATTGTATTGATATCTATGTTGTAGACATCATGCCATGGTCTATTCAAAAAATATTCATTTAAAATATCCCATTCAAATTTTAAACATAAAATTGCTCCTAATAAAGCACCAGCTGATGTGCCATAAATTTTTTCAATATTATCTATTTTCAATACATCATTCTTTACCAATGTTTGGATAATACCTAACGATTGATATAACGTGTGACATCCACCAGACAATACAATATTTTTAATTGTCATAATAGTTTATATATAAAAACATTTTCGATAATTTTTTTCTATATTTTCTGTATTAGGAATAATAGTTATAAGATATTATAACATGGCAAATATATTTACTCTAGAAAATACGGTCGATTTTACTGAAAAAATAAACATTGACAGCTTATATGAAAAAAAACAACAAATGGATTTAAACAAATTAGAATTATTTAATAAAATATTAAATCGTATTCATGTGAAAATTAAAACTACCTCCAGGCAAAAAATAGACGAACAATTTTGTTGGTATGTAGTACCCGAAATAATTATAGGTGTTCCTAAATACGATCAAGGTACGCTTATTGCTTATTTAATTGATAAATTAAAGACCAATGGATTTATTGTACGGTATTATCATCCTAATACAATTTTTATTTGTTGGAAACATTGGGTGCCTTCTTATGTGAGAAATGAAATAAAATCAAAAACTGGGATTGTTTTAGATGAATATGGTAAAAAGGTTACACAAGATCATGATGATACGAGATATATTACAAATAATGATTACAGTAATGGACCCAATGGCAATAACACAAAAAATATACAAACCAAGCCAAAAGATGATAAAAAATATACTCCGATTAATTCTTATAAACCATCCGGTAAATTAATATATAATGATGAATTGTTCGATGATTTAGAGAACAAAATAAGAATACTTTAAAAAATATAAATTAAATTTAATTATAAAAAAATAAGAATACTTTATATTTTCATAACTTTTCATCTTGATAATATTATTTTACACGGTTGAAATAATAGGTAAGAAACCCTTGTAATAATGCAAAAATACACATTATTACTATTATTCTTATCCAATCTTTTTTGGTTGGGATATCGAAATGATAGCCATCTCGATTGCTAAATTTACCTATATTATAATGTATTATGTTTTCTATCATATTTACAAAAATATATACTATAAATGAAACTGCTATCAAATGAATACTAGATTTATTAATGTTAAATACATACATGTTTATATATTATAGTAGAGATATAATATACAATTATTCTATTTTTATATTTTTACTTTTTCATTCTTTTTTCTCTTTTTTTTTACTTTGTTTAGATGGTGATTTTTTTATGAAATGTGATAAATTACTTACATTATCTCCTATTTCTTTTTTAACATTACCAACTATATCATTTGCATTTTTTGTGATTTTTTTATAAATGAAAAATAAAAAGGTCGGTATCATTAAAACAGTTTTATATGTCAACCATAAATATATAAAAAAAACTATAATAGCTATAAATATTGTGAATGTTATAAGAAACCAATTTTTTTTTAGAAAACAATATATGAATTTGAATAAAACGACATCGATATCAGAGAAAAATCGTCCATTTATATTACCGTTATTAATAACATGAAAATAAAAACTTTGATTGCAATTTTCATTGCATTCAGTACAACTATTAATGTCATTATATGGTAATTTTCCGACTGTACCATTATAGCTTTCTAATAAATCAGTAAATTTTTGTGACCCAGTAGTAGAATTAATAATTCCATATTTAGTATTTAAAATAAATCCTTTATCACCTATTATATTTTTTAAATATGTTAACCAAAAACTGCTTTTCGGTTTAGACCCCATGAATGATGTAACTATTGAATTTTGTGCGTTGTTGTTGTATGCAAAATACAATTCATCATTTGAATTATAAAAAAGAGGATCAATATTTGCCAAAGGTAAATAATTAACATCTACATATAAACCACCATATAAATATAAATAACATGCTTTGGCCATATCTAATCGTTGTTCGTCAAAATAAAAGTTATTATATGTGTCATACAACCAAGGGAAGTTTTTTTTTATCATAATATCATTATCATTATATGAATAAAATTTTACTTCCCAATCAGGATTAGTTGTTTTCCAACTTTTAAAAACTTCATTGTACTCTTTTGGAATAGATTCATATGTTTTGAAACTAGTATGAATTATTTTAGGAATAGGAAATGTATTATTTGTATTATTTGTATATTCGTCTTTTAGCATGTATGTTATAATATTGTAATATTATTTTTTTTCATAATGATGTTATATCATTATGAAAAATTAATGATATTTTCTAAATTAGCTAACTTTATTTATTTTATTACTCATCCTATTCATCATATTTCACTACTATACGTGTAACGTTCTCGTTCCCGTTCTCGTTCCCGTTCCCGTTCTCGTTCTCGTTCTCGTTCTCGTTCTCTTTCCCATTGTGGTTCTCGTTCTCGTTCTCGTTCTCTTTCCCATTGTGGTTCCCGTTCTCGTTCTCGTTGTCGTTCTCGTTCTCGTTGTCGTTCTCGTTCCCTTTCCCTTTCCCTTTCCCTTTCCCTTTCCCTTTCCCGTTCCCTTTCCCGATCACGATTATAATTATATGATGATGATGGCGAAGAAGAAGAAGATGACGAAGAAGAAGAAGATGACGAAGAGAATGGCGAAAAAGATAATGGCGAAGAGTATGATGATGATGATGATGATGTTGACGGGATTGTAGAGAATATATTCATAGGTTTGTTATTTGATGTATACACATTATATAATCTTGATTTATCATCATTCAAATTTTTTTCTTTTGATTTCTCATTAACAAACATTTGACTTTCAATCAACGCCTGATATAATTTTAGTCCTTCAATATAATCACTTTCACATTGTAAATATAACCCTATTATTATTTCACGAGTTTTTATAACTAGTTCATCTAATGATTCATTTCTTAATTCAGGATTAATAATAATTTGTTTTTTATCTCCATCAACAACATAAACAAATAATTCATTCAATATATTTAATATTTTTTCTTGTTCGGCGTTCATACTACTCAACATGTTTTTTAAATTATCCGCATATTTTTTCAAAAAATCCTGTTGTTTAGCATAATCCGATTTGTTACTATCATTTTTGTCGGTGGTATTATTGATAGACGATATATTATCTGATCTTTTATTTATGTATTCAAATTTCTTGTTGTTATCAGAACATATACTTTCAAATGTTGAGCCATAGTCTTTTAATTTTATATCACTAAAACTTTTTATATCTTGTCTATTAAATTCTTGTAAAATTAGTTCGTTTATTTGTTTTTCATTTAAATCTGAATTTCTTGACTTAATCTTATCTTCTATTCCTGTAAAAGTTTTAAAAAATAAAAACAAGTCATTTCTAAATCTTTTACGAGTTTCATCTGTCATATTATTGTATTCACCTTTTTCATAATCATATTTATCATAATACAAATATTTTAATTCTGGGATTCCAGGTTCATCTGATAGATTTTCCTTTGATCTGTCTGTTGAAATTTTTTTATTACTATTGCAATATTTTTTTTTCAAACGTATGCTATTTTCACTACTATCTGGATTATAACCAGTTATTATATTACCATCTTCATCGTATTCTGTATTTTTAACATTCACTGCATTCATTTTATTCAAATAATTATTTCCAATATTCAATAGTTCAAATCGAGCATTGCAAATACCCATTTTTTCTATTTTTGGTTCGGAACCTTTTGGTATGTCTTTTTTTTCTAATAATGTTTTTTTTATAGTATTTTGATTGTAATCTTTATAAACGTAAATAGGATTTACTGTCATAACTATTGCTGAAAAAATATGTGCTATTTTAATATAAAATTTGGCTATACCAATACACATTCTATTTTTTTTCAAATTACTATCAACACCTTTCTTAGATAAATTATTTTTGTCAAAATAAAGTATTTTGTCCTTTGTCAATTTATTTACTTGTTGTCCTTGTTCGATTTTTTGTTGTAAAAATTCTACTTCGCGTTCATTATAATACTTTTTAATTATGTCTGATGTAAGAATAATCATTTCGTCACAATATTTTGGATCTTGTAAATTCTTTAAACTTTGAAAATCCATTGTCAAAATATATCTTGTTGCAATATAATTTAATATATAGCTAAAATCATGATCTTTCAATATTTTTTTCTTTTCAAGATCACTTAAATCATCCATAGAAGACAATGATGATGTGGTTGATTGATTTGGATTAGATAAATTATTACCCATATTAGTATATTTAATTACAATTTATGTTTATATATAATAACTTATATTTTATTTTTACATAAATTACACTGTTCTATCTCTCTACTATTACAATATAATTATAAGATTATGTCCGTAGCATGATACTAAATGTAAAAATGCATGATAAAAATTAGCAATGTTTCTATCTTTATCAAAACAATATTGATTGTTATAATATCCATAACAATACAAATAAATTGTTATAAAAAATGTTAATAATACTAAAATCCGCAATATTATAATTCTACGATTCAATGGAGTTGACATACATTTTTTATAAAATAAATAACCACCATAAATAACTACCGCCATAATACTAACCTTATCTAATAGAATTGTATAACTCGTCGTCCAACTATGAAATAATATCGATGTAATTAATAAAAATAAGAATAAAATACCATAAACATAGTATTTACTATATAAAGCTAATACTGCTGTTATCAAAAATAAAAAACTAGAAGAAAAACATATAGGGTTCATTGTATCGGTTATGATTAATATAATATGTGAAAACAATATAAATAAAATTGACTTAAAAATATATTTATATGGAATTTTAAAGATATTAGTTGTATAGTTATATTTAAATTATATCAAAGTGATAATATAGTTTCGATAAATATGATTGAAACAACAAAATCACATGATGGAACCCATAGAAACAAAAACAAAACCAACAATATTAATAAAAAAGAATTGTGGAATATTTTCGATTCTGAAGTATTAAATAAAACGTCTGAAGAACAAAATTTAGAATGTATATACCGTTCATGTGGTGACAGAGAAAATTGCGACCAATGTGATTCATTATTAGCATTTTCAGATGAAGGTTTTCTTACATGTACTAACAAGAACTGTGGAATCATTTATAAAGATTTGATAGATCAATCAGCTGAATGGAGATATTACGGTGCTGATGACAATCAAAATAGTGATCCTACACGATGTGGTTTGCCTATTAATCCATTGTTGCAAGAATCGTCTTATGGATGCAAGATTCTATGTAATGGACCTTCTTCTTATGAAATGATTAAAATACGGCGTTATACAGAATGGCAATCGATGCCCTACAAAGAAAAATCACAATATGATGAATTTCAAACGATTACTATTATGTCTCAAAATGCAGGTATTCCAAAACGCATAATAGATGATGCTATTCGTTATCATAAAAAAATATCCGATTTTGACTTTTCATTTCGAGGAGATAATAGAGAAGGTATTTTAGCAGCATCCATTTATATTTCATGTAAAATCAACAACTATCCTAGAACTGCAAAAGAAATAGCGGGTATTTTCAACCTGGATGTTACGAATGCAACAAAAGGGTGTAAAAATGCAATTACAATTATTAACAATTTAGAGAAAGACATGGATAATAAGGAAAAAACATTGTTTTGTATGACAAGACCAGAATCTTTTATTGAACGATTCTGTAGTAAATTAAACATCAATAACGAACTCACCAAATTATGTCAATTCATATCCATGAAAATTGAAAAAAATGGATTGATGTTAGAAAATACTCCTCATTCTATTGCAGCGGGAATAGTATATTTTATATCTCAATTATGTAAATTAAATATTAGTAAAAAAGATATTAAAATGGTAAGTGAAATTAGTGAAGTAACTATTAACAAGTGCTTTAAAAAATTAGAAAAATTAAAGTACGATATAGTTCCAGAAGTTATTTTAAAAAAATATGGATATTAAGTATAAAAATCAAATATATAGTATGACTTATAATTATTACAATTATAAAATTAAATGTCCGTTGGTTCTGATAATAAGAAAATACCGAATAAAGTATTTATAGTTCCGTATAGAAAGAGAGAAGAACAAAAATTTTTTTTTTGCAAATACATGTCCTATATAATGGAAGATTTTACAGATTATGAGATTTATTTTTCTCATCAATCGGATAATCGTAGTTTCAATCGTGGTGCTACAAAAAATATAGGGTTTTTAGCAATAAAAGAAAAATACCCAGATGATTATAAAAATATTACGTTTATTTTTAATGATATTGATACTATACCTTTTACAAAAATATTTAACTATGATACCAAAATAGGTGTGGTTAAGCATTATTATGGATTCAAATATACATTGGGTGGGATAGTTGTTATTAAAGGTGCTGATTTTGAAGATATAAATGGATATCCAAATTATTGGGGATGGGGATCGGAGGACAGTTGCTTGCAAAAAAGATGTGAAAAAAACAATATTGTAATTGATAGATCTAATTTTTTCCCAATAGGAAGTCCTCAAATTCTTCATTTGTTTGATGGAATCACTCGAATCATTAATAAAAAGGATTACATTCGCGAAAAGAATGACAAAGGAATCGATGGTATAAACACTATCTATCAATTACAATATAATATTGATGAAACATCTACAAATCCAAAAGATAATTTATACAATGTTGATAATCCAAACATTTATTTTATAAATATTTCGCATTTTCAAACTGCATTTGATTATAATAACGAGACTAAAGAATTTTATAATTATGATTTGAGAGAACCCAAAAAGAAAATACTAGAACCCAACATGAATAGAAAATGCGATGCGGATATGGTTTCTCAATCAACTGAATCATGGACGAATATTCCTTATTATCCTACTATCAAGGAGAGAAAAGAAATGATTTCTTTGGGTATAAACCCTCC